CTGTTAGTGCAACTGCAACATATGATGTAACTGCGGTTGGCAATATTGCAACATCAGCAAGTGTGAGTGCTAGTGCTTTAAGAGTTCAGTTTGTTTCGTCAGCGATAACAACGTCTGCATCTGTTTCCGGTACATCTATTCCAATAAGAGGTTTTAGTGCATCAGTTTCAACTTCAGCAGAGGTTTCCTCAACTGCTAACTTTGAGGTTAATGTTACTGGAAGTTCCGATGCAGCAGTAACAATGAATGTGGTCGCAAAGGTTCTCGGAGAAGATTGGGCGATTGTAACAGTAGGATCAGAAACGTTTAACAATGTGAATGTTGGAAGTGAGACATTTACAGTGCAAGAGGTCGGAAGTGAGGTCTTTAGAATACAATGATTAATTTTGGAGAATGGCTACCGGATCAACCTGACTTGAAGTTCAAAAGGTGTGACTGTTGCAAAAAATGTAATTCCTGCAGCGGCAGGGTATAGATCAATGCCAAGTTTCGTACAGATATCAAATGCAGCGGACAGTGCTTTGTTAGGTATATTTGCGGCAAAGGATAACAGTGGAAACGTTAGTTTGTTTGCAGGAGATGCGGCTAAGTTATATAAATTCAATCCATCTAACAGTAATTTGGTATCAACAAACTCAGGTTTTAGTCTTTCCGGATCGGAAAAGTGGCGGTTTGTGCAGTTTGGTACATCCATAATTGCAGCCGGTGGGATTGGTGAGAGTTTACAAGAATTTACTATAGGCACAGATACAGCATTTGGTGCTTTGTCAGGCTCTCCACCAAAGGCAGATTTTATCGCAGTTGTGCGAGATCAAGTGTGGACTGCAAACCTAGATGAAGGTTCAGGGCGTGTTCCTTTTAGAACAAGATGGTCAGGAATTAACTCTGCAACATCATGGTCAACCGGTACAGATCAAAGCGATTTTCAAGATATCCCAGACTCCGGTGCGATTACAGGTCTGATCGGAGGAGAATATGCAGTAATATTACTAGAAAGAGGTATCGCAAGAGCATCATATGTAGGTTCTCCTTTAATATACCAAATTGATAGAGTTGAAACACAAAGAGGATGTCCTTTTTCAGGATCAATCACTGCGATAGGCGGCACAGTTTTTTATCTTTCAGATGATGGCTTTTATGCATTCGATGGTTCAAAATCAGTCCCAATTGGTGCAGAGAAAGTTAACAAATTCTTTTTAAAAGATTTTAATGCAAGTTTTTCAGATAATATATCTGCAGCGGTGGATCCAACTCAGCAAGTGGTAGTTTGGAGTTATGTGTCAAACAGTAGCACAGACCAAAAAGCTGACAGATTAATTATATATAATTATGCAACCGGCAAATGGAGCTATGCAGAAGTTCAGGCAGAGTTAATCACTCCGTTATTTACTGCAGGATATACTCTTGAGGCATTGGACAACCTTTCCTCAACGTTAGAGGGTTTACCTGCACCGCTTGACTCTAATTTGTATAAAGGTGGATCGTTTTTATTTGGTGGTGCAAAGGATAACAAGATCTTTGCTTTTACCGGCAGTCCTCTCGATGCAGTCATTGAAACTGGAGAGTTTTTTATGCAGCAGGGTAGGCATGGGATAATTAACAGATCTGTGCCATATTTTAGAGGCGGAGAAGTAACTATGCAAATAGGAACAAGAGATCGCCAAGATGATGATGTTACGTTTACATCAGCAAATAGTCTAACAGATGAAGGTTTTGTGCAGCATAGATCTCAAGGGCGGTTTCACAGAGTCAGAATGAATATAACAAATAAAACATCGTCTCCTGCAAGTTTCTGGGAATTTGCTCAAGGTGTGGATATAGAAGGTAAGGTTCTTGGCAGACGCTAATTTTAAAATACTACCTTATGAGGCAACAAATCCACGAGATGTCTCTTTTGTAGTTAACAACATAATGAATGGTAAAATTAACTCAACTGGCACTTTTACTTGTGCAGGATCTGCAACATCAACCGCAGTAACAGATCAAAGAGCAGGAAAAACAAGTGTTATATTATTGATGCCATTAACTGCAAATGCAGCAACTGAACAAGGGAATGGGACTATATTTGTTTCAACTAGAGCAGATAAAAGTTTCACAGTAACTCATGCAAACAACTCTCAGTCCGACAGAAACTACGCATACGTCATTATTGGATGATTGGGATAGATGTTCTGATTGGTTAAATGCAGCTTTAGTATATTCACATGGAACCCACACACTTGATGATGTGTTTCAAAGTGTTATGCGAGGAGATGCACAGTTTTGGCATTTTAAAGATGCAGCAATAGTAACAGAATTAATGAATTATCCTCAAAAGAGAATATTGAGGTACTGGTTAGCCGGTGGGAACCTAAAGACTCTGTTAAAGAATGAACCTGATATCAGGCAATGGTCTGCATTGTGGGGATGTGTTGGCGTTGAAATCATAGGTCGGCAAGGATGGCAAAGAGTCCTCAAAGGCTACAAACAAACAAGTGTAATTTTAGTAAAGGATATGTATCATGGGTAAAGGTGGCGGTGGTAGCGGTCAGCAAATAAACACATCTGTGAATGAGCCACCTGAGTATGCGAAACCATACTTAGAATATGCTTTATCAGAGGCAAAGGATCTGTATGACAGTGATATGCCACAGTATTTTCCCGGATCTACGACAGTAGGGTTTTCTCCGGAAAGTGAGATGTCTCTTGATTTGCAAAGACAAAGAGCTCTTGATCCNATGAGTTTAACTGGNCAAACGAGAAGTGTCTTAGAGCAAAACTTAATGGGAACCAATCCATTATTACAAGCCGCATTTAATCCAATTATTGATACTGTTCAATCACAGTTTTCCAAAGCAGGAAGATATGGATCAGGTGCAAATCAACAAGCATTAGCATCAGCATTGGCTCCTGCGGCACTTAAAGCACAACAAGATGCTCTTGCGAGAATACCATCAATGGGCAACCTTGATCTGCAGCAACTAGCACAAGTTGGAGGTGCAAGAGAGTCACAAGCCGGAGCTGAAATGCAGGACAATATAAATCGTTTTAATTTCGAGCAAACAAGAGATCAACAAAAGCTGAGAGACTTCCTAGCATCTGCAAAAGGTGGAACTCTTGGATCACAAACAAGCAGTCCAGTTTATAGAAACACCGCATCATCTGTATTAGGTGGTGCAATGTCAGGAGCACAATTGGGCGGACTGGCAGGAATAAATCCCCTATACGGAGCTATAGGTGGCGGTCTATTGGGGATGATGTAATGGCTAGTATATTTGACACTTTATATCCGGATGCAATATTGAGAACTGCACAATTAAGAAACCAAGCACCTACGTCTATTTATCCTGATGCTATAATGAGGAGACCTGAAGTGCGAAATCAAGCACCGATGGCTTTCCCAATACCAAGACCAAACTCAATTAATCAAGCACCGGTTATGCCGATGCCAAGACCTGATAACTTAATGATGCCGCCTATGCCAATGGCTAGACCGGACAATCTTATCCCTCAGTCCATAACACCTTCTATGTCCTCCCCCACAGAAAATGGACTGGGGGGTTCAGGTTTTGCAGGACTGTTCGGCACATCTTTTAATGATCCAAAAACACAAGGGATATTAGGTGCATCAGCTCAATTATTAAAAGGTGGTGCTCCATCTTTTACTCCACAGAGTTTAGGTAGTTCACTTGGCGGTGCTTTGGATGCAGGATTAAAAGGATATAATCTAGCTCAAAACAGACAAGATATATTAGATTCTAGAGAGCAAACAAGACAAGATAGGATTGATGCAAGAGCACAAAAATCTAAACTTCAGGTTGTTGGTGGTGCTTTAATTGACACATCAGATCCTAATAATCCTAAGGTTGTGTATGAAGGAACAAAAACACCAAAAACTGGAGTGCTTGGTAGCGGAAAATATGTGTACACACAAGATCCAAATACTGGTGCAATCGATATCCAAAAAACATCTGTATTTGATGAAATCACAAAATTAGAAAAAGAGAAAAAAGGTGGTGTTTTAAACCTTAGTGATGGTCAAAAGTCTCTCGATAAAAACTTTTCAAAAGAATATCAAAAGTTTGTCATTGAAGGTGGCTTTGCTGATGTTCAAAAAGGACTGTCTCAATTAGACGAGGCGGTAGATATTTTATCAGGTGATGAAAATGTGACTGGTTCATATATTGGCAGACTTCCATTTCAAGATATTTTTAATAAATCAGGTGTTAAAGCAAACGAGATGGTTTCTGAAGTTGTACAAAGAAATTTAAGGTTAATATTGGGAGCTCAGTTCACAGAGAAAGAGGGAGAAAAGTTAATCAGTAGAGCTTTCAATCCAAATCTTTCTGAACAAGAAAATATTAAAAGAATAAAAAGACTAGCTGAATCAATGAAAAAAGCACTTAAGCAAAAACAAGATGCCGCAGTATATTTTGAGGATAATGGAACTTTAAAAGGATACAAAGGCACAACCAACATCACTGTTGATTCAATTTCCAATGATGCAAACTTAACATCAAAAAACGTCAAATATAAAGTGGAGGATGAATAGTGCCAACATTAGACATAGATGGTGTAGGAAAAGTTAAAGTTGATGATGCTGAATGGAAGGAACTCGATAATTCCGGTAAGCAGGAACTTGTCAATCGTATATCAAGAGAAGGCACAACTTCTGAGCCTAAGGCAACAACAGATGACAGTTATCTAACCAACCTCGCAAGAACTGGTTTAGGTCAAGGTTTGCTATTAGGTTTTGGCGATGAGGCAGAGGCAGGAATAAGGTCTTTATTTACAGATGAAACATATGATGATGCTCTTAAAGATGCTAGAGGAGAAATCAAAGGTTTTAGAAAAGAAAACCCAAAGGCAGCACTTGCGGCAGAACTTGGTGGTGGCTTGTTAACTGGTGGTTTAGGTGGTGCAAGAGCCGCATCTTCAGTATTGGGCAGAAAGATATTAGAGAAGGCAGGAACAACCGGTCTTGGTGCATCTATAGGTGCAACAGAGGGTGCAATCGCAGGATTTGGAACCGGAGAGGGCGGTCTTGGTAACAGACTGTTTTCATCAGGAGTTGGAGCAACATTAGGTGGCGGTTTAGGAGCCGCATTACCGGCAGCGGTTACAGTGGGAAAAGACCTATTAGGTAAGGCAACACTTCCATTTCGAGGCACTCAGGCAATAGAAAATGCAGCAGGGCGGAAAGTAGTCCAAGCAATAGAAAAGTCAGGTAAGTCCATTGAAGATGTCCAAAAAGGTTTAGATGATGGAATTGTTGCAAATCAGATGATTGCAGACGTTGGAACTGGCACTCAAAGGCTAGGAAGAGGCTCTGCAGCTATATCAGGAGATGCTCAAAATATTGCAGAAAAAGCACTCAATGAAAGGCAATTAGCTCTTGGAGATGAAATTGCTGATGATGTTAGTAAGGTCTTTGGTGTGAACCAATCTAGTGCCGATGTTTTAGACGATATTGTAAACAGACAAAGTAAAAATGCAGCAGGAGATTATAATAAAGCATTTAACGTTGATGAAGTTGTTGAGGACTTATCAGGGGTTTCTCCATATGATCTATCTTCAGGAAATATATCATCAGCAGACATTTCTCGATCAATTAAAAAGTCACCAAGATTAGTGGATACATCTGAATTTAAGGAATTTATAAATTTACCTGAGTTTGATAAAGCATATAAACAAGCTCAAAAATTAGCAGGATTTAAAGGCACAAAATTGCCAAATTTATCTCAAGTTAAAACCTCTTTGCGAGGAGACAGATTAAGGTTTGTTGATGCGGTTGATGGTCAATTAGAATTTACAAATCAAGCCGGAAAAACATTAAGAGCAAAAACACCTGAAGAGGCAGCCAATTTAATTAAAAAGCATGGAATGCAGTCACGATTTCAAGGTGGAGAAACAGATAATCTTTCAACTTTAAGTGCATTTAACAATGCTACAGAAGGTGGTTTTTCATCAAACACCGGTGCGAATGATATGTTGAACAAAGCACTAGAGATTGTAGGAGATCAAAAGCCACCAACAAAAATATCTGTGGAACAATTGCATTATATTAAAATGGGATTGGATGAGGTTATTGATATTGGCAAAAGACAAGGATCTATGGGTAGGCAACTTCAAAGAGAAGTTATAAACAAAAAGCAGGACTTTATTAATAAAATAGATAGTTTCACAGAAGGAAATTATAAAAAAGCAAATGCTAAGTTTGCCGGAGAAATGAGACTAAAAGAGGCAGTTGAAGAAGGAAAACAATTTATAAAATCTGATGCCGATCAAATTAAAAGAACTGTTGCAAAACTTTCTCCAAGTGAAAAACAAGGTTACTTGGTTGGTGTTGCGGATCAAATTAAAAATCAGGTTGATTCAGCAAAGGATATGGCAAACGTTGCAGATAGGATATTTGGAACACCAAAGAAAAGAGCTCAATTAAAATCATTATTCCCATCTGAAAATGCATTTAATCAATTTGAAAAACGTATGAAAGCAAGAATAAATCAGGTCAAAACTAGAACCACAGTTAATGTTGGATCAAGGACTGCACCGCTTGGCGAGGATATAGCCGATGTAAAAGGTGGTTTAGGTATGTTTTTAACTGGCATTCCTAGTGTGAGGGATATTTCAGGAACTATCGCAGGACTTGCAAAAGGCACACCTGATGCGGTTTCCTCAAGGATATCAAGGGATTTATTTCAGACTGATGCAA